GAATGGCGTAAGTATATTAAATTACATGCTCCGGGTACTGACGAGTTTACAGTATATCCTCCAGGTAGATTCTTTGGACCTGATAAGACCACTTATGATGATATTAATCGGTTCATTTATGGAACCACTGCACCTACTCCTATGAGTGGTAGGGAAACTAAAAAGGCTGACCCGCTTGGTATTAGGAAATAGCCATGCCACGATTAGCTGATTTAATCCGACAAAAGTATCCTGGTGCTTATGATGATATTCCAGACGACGAGCTAGAAAAGCAGATTCTCGCCAAATATCCTGAATACGCTGATTTAGCAGAGCCCCAAGCGGGACCAGTATCTCGTTTCGCTAGGAGTGCGGGTGAAAGTACTGGTGGAATTATTCAGGGTATGGGCGAAATGATGATGGCCCCTGGCAATATCAGTGGGTTAGCATCTAAAATTGCTGAGCCATTTATATTCGGTCCTGAACTAACAGGTGCTGAAAAGGCTAAAGTAGGAGTTGAATTAGTTACTGGTATCCCTATCAGTAAAATGCAACAGCAATATGAAGAAGGTGATATTGCTGGCATGATAGGGTCAGGATTACCAGCAGCAGCCTTAGCAGCATTACCTTTCCTAAAGTTTAGACGCGCACCTGTTACACCGGAAGTATTAGCACCCGAACCTACTCCGGCTATTCGAGGACTGTTACCTGAGCATCGAGATGTTTGGATAGGTGGTCCTTCAGGTGCAGAAGGTGTAGTAATTCCACCTACTATAGAACCTACTCCAAGATTAACAGCTAGAGTAGGTGGATTATTATTTCCTAAAGAAGGTGAACCTACAGGTAGCAGTGTTAATCTAGCAGAGTTGCGCGAACAAGCCCGGCTTCGTGATATTTATTATGGTCAGGGTGAACAGTCAGGATTAGGTAGCTTACAGATTCCTGATAGGCCAAATATGAGTATTCCTCCGGTAGCGGGGGATACGAGTTTAGGGTTTAATGCTAGAACTCAGGCAGATTTACCCTATCCTCTGAACGTGGTTCCTGAAAGATTACATCCACGCGCAGCTCAAACCGAAATCGCTAAGGCTACACCTGAAGCAATCAGAGAACCTATAGGTGAGGTTTATCCTGGTGTTCAGGAAGTGGTGCTCGATGGAACTCTAGGAAAGAAAGAACCTGTTAAGATTAGTAGGGGATTCGTTGAGCCCGAAACGTATAGTGGCGAGGGTCATGCTAGGCCCGGCGAACCACAGTTACCAAGTGCCCCTCCTAAACCTAAGAGAATTAAATCAGGTACGGCTGAAGCTAAAGAGGTTGTCGAGAATATTAAAAAGAGTCCTGAGCCTGCCATAGCTAATCTGGCTAGGCGCGAAGCTGAAGTATCTGAATTTAAAAAGAGAATGCGAGGAACTAAATTCTATCAGAGATTCTCACAGCTTCACCAGCTTGCCAAGTATAAGCTCTATTCTGCTGTTGAAACTGAGCTTAGTAATCTGGGTCCGGCTGGTAAACAAATATCTAGAGTATTAGCTTTACAATCTAAGAAAGAACACGCACTTGCTACTAAGTGGGAATCTGGATTTTCAGAAGTTCTTACTAAGTTAAGCAAGGAAGAATATGACGAATTCTGGCGATTGAAGGAATCGGAAAGCCCATCTACTAATCCAAAAATACAGCGTGCATTAGAATATGCACAAGGAATTGATAAAGAAATAATTGGGATGGCTCAGCGGTTAAGAATATCTGACCCGGTAACTGGTAAGCCTGTACAGGAATTGCCAGGTTATACTCCTAGAATCTATGAAGAAGGATTCTGGGAAGACCCTAATAGATTAGCAGCAGCATTTAAAGAGCGCTTCCCTGGAATGACTGATGAGATGGCTACGCAAGCTGCTACTGGAATGGCAGCAGGACTAGAAGATAAATTGATGCAATCACTAGGCATTAGCCGTGATGTGGCAGAAACTATTATTGCACTTGGAAAGAAGAAATCTGAGAAGAAGATTCCATCTCAATACAAGAGGACATTGAATCTTCCTGGTTATAGAACCGACCCTCTAGTATGGTCAGAACACGTAGCTGATTGGGCTAAGAAGATTACTAAGACCGAAGTTTTTGGAATGAAGGATGTTGCTGACCCAACAAGTCCGATTAGTATCTTAATCGAACAGACTAGCAATCCTGCATATGCTAAGGATTTATTGAATGTAATTATGGGTCGTAGAGATTACGGTCCTAGTGCTGCACAATTCCAGAAGATTAATAGATTAGCGAATGGATTTGCTGCGCGTGCTTATCTGAGTATGTTCTTTATTTCTAACGTAGCGAATCTCGTTACGATTCCATTAAAGATGAACTTAAAATCATTTGCTGCTGGTATTACTAATGCTGTTCTATCTCCGACAGAAGCGCGTAGCTTTGCTAGTGGGTCTGGAGCACTATATGGTGTGACCCGTAACCTAATTGAAGAATCCTACAAGCGTCGTGCAATATATGACCCACTACGCTACTATGGAATGACTGCATCTGAAAATATGAATCGAATTATTGGAGCTGGTTCTGGTAGATATTATGCGGAATCACTCTTTACCAAATTGAAGAAAGGTAATATCAAGCCTCACGAAGTAGAACAATTACATGACCTGACATTAACTGACCCTAGAATATTAGTAACGCAGGAAGCGTTATCCCGTGAACAGCTCACCAATTCAGGATTTAGAGGAGCAGAACTAACACAGGGATTAGGTGAAGCGCGCAAAGTTCCAGCAGGTTGGAACAATCCTAATCCAGTTATTCAGATGCCTCTTATCTTTAAGAGGTATGCATTCCAGCAAACTAAGGTTATTAAGGATGCTCTGTTTAGTCCTGAACTCCCACGTTCGGTTAGACTAAAGAATGCAGCTTACCTAGTAGCGGTAAGTCAAGCTATGGGCTATCCCATCTCTTTAGTTAAAGCCGGTGTTAGAGGAACTGTCAGAGGATTAGGAGAAGAACTAGCAGGAACTGATGATTTTGGTTCAGCTTTTGAGAAAGAAATTGAACGTAGGAAAGACCCTGTTCGGCGGGTTATAGCAACTCTAGTAGGTGATGAAGCTGCTGAGAATGATGTAATTGCTACAATGGTAGACAACCTAGTTAACTCATGGGCACTGGGTATGTTTGCTGATATTATGTATATGACTACGGGTGATGCTCGTGATTTCTTCTTCGATATGGTTGGTGGACCTACTGCTGGTCCGCTTACTGATTTAGCATTTAAGAGTCCTGGGTTATTACCCGGTAAAGATGCTACTCCGTTTATGCGGAGTGCTACTAGAATGATTCCTTTTGTTGGACCCGGTTTACAACGCGCGTTCTATCCTACCCGCTTCCAAGAGTAATGCTGGAGGTGGGAGTCGAACCCACATGATGTTACCATCGGCAGATTTTAAGTCTGCTGCGTATACCAATTCCGCCACTCCAGCATATGACTAACGAACAGCATCTAGCTCGAATAAATACTCAGTTAGCGTTCAGGGTATCTCGCATTCTAGATGCGATGGAATCACTAGGATTCCCTATGAAAATCGTATCTAGTGTACGAACCGTAGCTGAACAGCAAAAACTATACGCACAGGGCCGAACCGCGCCCGGCCCTATAGTAACTAATGCTGACGGAGTAATGAATAAATCTAAACACCAATTGGGATTAGCTGTCGATTGTGCGTTCATAGTTAATAACGTGCCTAGTTGGGATTGGCGATTACCTTGGATTGTATATGGCACAGCGGCTGAGGCATTGGGTTTAGAATGGGGTGGTCGTTGGAAAAAACCTGTTGATTCTGCTCATGTTGAATTGAATGAGGAGTGATTATTTGTTCTTTCCCTTAAGATACTCGTCCATCTCGTGATAGGTTTCTTCAGGCATTCGATAGATGATTTGATTACCTATCGACTCAATCTTAATCATACCTGCCGCTTCGAGTGATACCATAACCTCATCCCATTCACTCGAATTACCCTGCATCCAGTATTTCTTATTCAACTGTAACCGGCTAATCGAGTGCGCTTCGCGCTTCATTAGTTCGGTGATTACCAGTGTCTTCCTAACTGTATTACTATCATCAATATTGCTCCTTCCTAGTGTAGTCTTCCTGATATTCCCTACCAGTCTTTCACATAATGCTATAGCTTCGTCTACTGACCTCCTATCTATTACTAACTCCGGCTGACGTGACAATGATATAAGCATGGCTACCTTCAATACTGAATCAGGAAAACGATTCAGCGTCCCTGTTTCATCTTTGACCTGTTGAAAATCAATCTCCTCTAGAAAAGTATCATACCAGTTATCGTAAATGATTCCTGCATCTGTAAAATACACCTTACGATTCTCTTTTAGTTTCTCATGGTGATATGGCCCCTGTTTCTCTAATGATGCTAGAGGTTGGAATGGTCCCTGTAACTTGGCTAGCTCCTTTAGATACTCAGCACTCTTAGTGTAATTAGGCGGATTGACTAGTGGGGCGATAAGCGAATTCGGTCGGTTACGTTGTGACTCATAGATAATGAAAGTGCGCGCAAAGTAACCACCTGATACATCTTTTCTTGTAAAGAAATCTTCAGCGTGTGATTCATTAGTCGCGGTTAGCATTGTTATAGTTGGGTCTTTCAAATTGAACGATTCCATCTTTAGTAGTGAGCGCCATTCACCTACGTTATACTGTCTATCGTATAGGTCAGTAAGAATTGTAGTCGCTACCTTATCCTCTACGATACTCGATGACAGTTCGGAGGAACAGATAAACGCTACTGATTTATTTACTACCTTACCACCTGGCACAGAGTATCCAGTCCCTAACTCTTTTAGGATACCCTGTATCGAACTACGGCCCGATATGATGCGCGTATTGTTAACAGCGCGCACCAATTGCTTAGCCATGCTAATCGGTGGTCCTTTCTTTAGGCCCGACTCAGCATGGAGCATGATATACACGTTAGGGTAGAGATTGTAGATTTGACGATTAAGCCATACTTGGTCCTTCACTACTGCACTAATGCTAGCTAAACCTGACCACATCCAGAATGATAGAGGTGATTCTAATTCTGAATGTTGAGCGACTATATCATCAAGCCATGCCATTTTTCCCCTTATACTCATTTACAATGCGAAAGATTTTATCAAGAACTTCCTTAATTTCCTCATCATCATAACTCGTAAACTCGTGCTCCAATAGTCTGACTAACGCGGATAGTTCTTGTATCGTAAAACTATATTCGGGCATCAGGCAATCTCCTTCATAACGAACTTAAACTTGCTAAGCTCTTGATAGTTATACCCTATCTCTATTTCGCAGGGTATAATTAAATCTCGACGTGGAACTGAACAAGTATCAAATCTAATCGGGCGCTCCATCTCTATCTTAATTATCCTTGCCCAATACTCTGCTTCATTCTCAGGCACCATGAATAGCAATCCATCATGTGCCTCTAGAATTATTCTAAGATTAGGGTAATTGGCTTTGAGTCTAAGTGCTGCACCCTTAGTTGAGTCCGATACTGCCCTTTGAGGAATATACGAGAAAGCCTGACGGAATAGTTCGTCTCCCCACCTTTCAAAGAAAGTTCTAACACCGCCAGTTTTCGCATTAATTCCGTATGGAACAGGTGCAACGAGTCTCCGTCCTCGTTCAAGGCATTTAATAATATCTCCATGAAATACCTGCTGTATTTTAGGTTGTTTTTGGTGGAAAATCTTTAGTGCTTTATCCGCTATTGCTTCCGTGATTTGGATGGGGATTTTATATTTTCTAGCTTGAGTATTAAGTTCTGTAGCTGCACGCCTTTTGCCTGCTCCCAAGTGTCCAGCATGGCGCAAAGTCTTACCTGCAAATCGGATAGGACTTTCATATCCAAGTTTGCGCTTTGAATAGTCATCTTCAGTTCCCCCGAAGAACCAACTAGCCGTGAGCGCGTGATAATCATGTTCATCTATATCCCTCAGTGCTTGTTCATCATTAGCCAATAGGAATACTACTCGCGCTTCAGCTTGGGCTGAGTCCGCTTGTAGAAATACGTGTCCCTTATCAGGAACATACATCGAACGAATGTCCTGTCCGATATCTCCATGCTTAGTGATAGTCTGAAACGCGGTCCCTATAGCTTTCTTCTTCCTTTTATTATTCTCATCTAGCACATCTATCATTGGTCTGATAGGTGGTTCTAATTGTCCTGTTGCTGTTCTCCCTGTTTCCAAGCAAAGGTAATAGGTAGTCTTCATCTTACCATCGAAATCTGGTAAGGCTGTAAGATAGGTAGATATAGTCTTACGAACGCGCCTCCCTTCTAGGATTAGCTCAACTATTCTACGCTGTTCTTCAGTCTTGACTCCACCTTTCTGAATATTTAGTAACGCTGTTAAATCTTCTTCACCAGTAGTAGGTCTAATAGGTAACTTCAAAGTTTGGAATAGCAGAATCTTGATTTGGGTTGGAGAGTTTACATTTATCTCATCACCCACTAGGTTGAACAGCTCATACCTAATAGACTCGTCCCACTTGATATACTTCTCAAGCAGCTTATTCCGTGTCTCTGGATTAATATAGAATCCCTCATTCTCTATTCCAAGGTATAACTCATGTAGAGGTAGAATAAAGTTCTCATAGTATGGACGCATACCTAACTCATCTAAATCTGCATCCATACCTGAGTCTACCTCTATCGTGATGCAAGCATCCTTAGCGTTATACTTGAATAGGTCATCTATACTTTGCTTCTTGATATCGAACTCACTACCTTCATCCTTATAGTAGGGTTCGCGTGTGTAGATACTCGTATTGAATGCGAGTGACTTAGGTAGCTCAGGATTGATAGCAAACGCTTTGAGCATGGTATCTGATACCAAGCGTTTGATATTGAATCCCAAGCGTCTTAGCTTATCCTGGTCATACTTAAAATTCTGTCCAACAACATTCTTGTTCGAAAGTAATCCAGCAAGTAGAATCCAGATGCTAACCAAATCAGAATCAGGGATATGGCTAATACCCTTACTATTCCATAATGGAACAGAGATTCCTTCGTGTGGTGTAAAAGCCAGCCCAATACAAGTAGGTATACAATCAAGAGCTTCAATATCGACTGAGACTCTATCATACTTTTCTCCCCTTGAAATGAATTCAGCTAGTTGAGCAGAGTTACGACACACAGTTAGGTGGCGACTAGGCAATACTAGTTCGGGATATTTAGATTCAGCTAGTGCGCGTTTCATATCGAATATCATTACCTGCCTGTTCCAATAACCTTTGAACTCTCCACTAGCTTGATGGAGTAAATGAGCAGGGTGATATGTCGCTACTACTTTGTGGCCCATTCCTTGTAGAATTGAGCCACGATAGTTCCCTATCTTATTCTTACCAGTTAACGCCCATAGTGCTGTCTTACCTAGAGCGAGTATACAATTAGGGTTGATATCGTTTATCTCAGATTGCAACTCCTGTAATTGCTGTTCCATATTGATTCCATGTCGAGTAGCACGCACTTGAAATGGAATCTTCTCATCATTAGATGAAGGTGGAACAAAGTATTTACAGACGTTGCTAATCCAACAGTCTCCCCGATTAATACCTGCGTCCTTCAGTAACCTATCTAACTCCTTACCACTAGGCCCGACGAACGGTAGTCCAGCCTCAACCTCAACATATGAGGGAGACTCCCCCAATATGAAAAGGCTAGCGCCGATACTACCGTGTCCGGGGACGTATTTACTTGTCATTGTTACGTCTTGCCTTCCAAGACTTCTTAATCATATCCGATAATTTCTCTTTGTTTTCCGGCTTTTGGGTCCAGTGCTTCTTCACTTTCTTTTCAGGTTCGACGTGGTTTTGCTTCTTGAGAAGCCTAATTACTTTTCTAAGAACACGAGCTTCTTCTTCATACTTAGTTGCTAACGCTTCCAGCTTCTGTAGTTGTGTCATTGGTAGCCTCCAATACTCGAATCTTAATAGCTCTAATACTCTTATCAGCCATTTCAAGTGGTTTAAAATCTACTTTCATTCCCTTCTTAAGTTCAGTGAACTTTAAAGTATCTCCTTCCAATCCAGTCCAATGAAAGAAAATGCGCGTGAATGGAATATCCTGAGAAGAAATAAAACCCCATCCCTTCTCAGAGATGTGGATAATTTTCCCTGTTGCTGATAGTAAATCTGTCATTTTTACCTCTGTAAAAGCGGAGGCGATTCCAGTCTTCTACTCGTTTTCGCGCTACAGCACGTATGGAGTATAGATGGAATCGCCCCCTATCACCAATCGAGCTACTACTACCGGGGATTAATCTCATTATGTTGAGATATGATATCCCCTGTTATAGGTTCACTCGCTTGGTGAATCTTCTTCCTCCTCATCTTCTTCATCATCTTCAGTATCTTCATCATCCTCAAGATACTCGTCCACTTCTACTTCTTCTTCCAATTCCTCAGGCTCAGGCTTCTCGACGTTTTCCATTTTACTTTTCCTCTCTAAAAAGTATTGCTAGGAGTCCCAGATGATGAGAATTCATCAGTATCTTATTTGTATCTTAAGGGGAGAAAAGATACTTATTCGACACCATCCTAGCAATTTCTAATTACTACTTAGCTCCGCGATACTTGTGATTGACGCGATTGACGAGCCTACCCTGATAGGTATCGTTCTCGACAAAAACCTCAATCTCCTTGCCCATAGCAGCATTCAAATCGAATCGGGCTCCTGCCTTTACATCGACTCCGAATGCCTGAAGAAATCCAACCGCGAATCCAATAGCCTTGCTATTGAAATTCCAATCGAGTGGGACTCCTGCAAACTCTGAATCGCCATTGTCCGCGTTGATAAGAATTGTTCCCTCAACAGGATAGTTAGTTGAACCACCATCCTTAGAAGGAGCCTCACCGATACCGTCAATACGAACACGATACCAGCCAGGAGTAACAACCTTACCGCGAAGCAAATCCTTTTCGGCGAATGTAATAACTGGCATAACCTCTCCTACGTGTGTGTTTGTGTGTTAGAATTTGGTTGTCGTTGTCGGGTTGGTTTTCATTTTCTCGATTGCGGGTAGAATCCACCTTTCATAAAGAGGGTTATCGTCGAAGATAATCTCACGGTCCAGTCCTAGACTAGTTCGCGCGAAATCATCACCCGTATGTGTCGTTAATAGCGCATATCTACCTCCTGCATCTGCGTCAAATCCCTTCTTAATGTTGAAGTGATATACTTCTTGACAATAAGCAGGGATTTTCGCGGCTACACGCTTGGCTGCTGTAACGATAGTGCGACTCATATGAGTTTCACCACCGACAGACCTATACTCTGCTTGAATTACGTGGGCGATAAGGATGACGTTGACCTTATGGAATGAACTGATATCCTTAGTTAAGGAAATTAGTTCTTGCAACGCTGATGATTCAGCATTGAATTCTTCAAGTCCGGCGACTGGAATACCGCCGATTTGTTTACCTTTATTATCCTTACCACCACCCTTTATCTTCATTACTTGACGGATAGACATATCCGCGCACGATGTAATCGAGTCGAAGATTAGAGTCTTATAGGGACAGTTTAGTTGGAAACTCTCCAGCTTGACTCTCGCCTTAGTCCAGTCCTCATAATCATCGTATTCAATTTGCTTCTGATTAATTCCCCACTGTCGCGCAGGGACTAGAATACCACTCATCTTCCTATCCCAACTAAACCAATACTGTGGAGTAGGAAACGATAGAGCCTGAGTAGACTTTCTAGTCCCCGGCTCTCCCTTGAACATAGCGTATAGAACACTAGGGTCTACAGTTTCGAGTGTCGCCATTAGCCTATTCCCTCAAGCATTTGCTTGATTTTATCCTGTTCACCTTTAGGTTTGATGCAGTTCATACAGTGTGGTTTAGCTAATGAGAGTTGAAGCGCGCCCATTAACATCGGATTACCACATCTGTTACACAAACTAATCTTTCCTTTCACTAGATGACGCGCCAAATAATGATTACAATTAGGGAGATTACATCGGTAAACGACATACTCCTTTCCAATTTTAGCCCGCTCGTAACGATGGATATGCTTTGCCATGATTTACTCTTTCCATACTTCCTTCCAACTTTCTTCATCCTGTCTTTGTTCGTGTAGCCATCTTCTATTCATTCGCTCAGGAATCTTACTCGTAGTGACTGCTAGTATGGTAATGGTAGCTAAGAACAGTAAGACAACTGTTGCTCCAGCCATACTACTCCTCCTTTGTTTCGAGCATCATTCCGGATACATCTGGAACTAGCCAAGTTTCAACAGTCGTAATGTAAGCATTTCTCGCTGACTCGTAGGTTTTAAATGTTACTGTATCCTTT